TAAGCTCTTCATCTGTCAACCCCGATAGCGCCCCGCCGCTAGTTGGGGTTGTTCTGGGCAAAGGAATAGACGGGACGTAGCCCTTCAAGCCAAGTTTATCGCGCGCGTAAGTTTCAAGGCGCGTGGTTTCGTTCACAATTGCTTGGTTTTTACGCAGCATGAAGTCGATAAGCTGACGGCGCGCCGCCGGGCTATTCTCAAGCTGCGGCACAAGGCCCTGGATGAATTTGCGGTCTTCGTTGGAGAAGCCCGCGCCAAGTTTGCCGCCCAGCGTGGCCAAAATTGCATCCCCAGCAATCTTCTGGTAGTTCTCCGAACGCGCCAGCTTGCCTACGTCAGTGTCACCAATCAGGCCCAACGTATTGAGCAGGTTCGTAGCCCCAACGCGGCCTGTAGCAAACGTACCGCTGATCAATCCTTGGTCGTCCAATTTGCTAAGAGCATTGAACGTGTTGAGGGCTGCGGTTGCGTTTTCCCGCAACGTCAGCGCTTCATCAACGCGTTTTGCATCTAGTTCGGCTAATCTTTCAGTAAACTTGGTTTCACCTTTACTAGTGACGCTAGCGCTGACCTTAGCCGTCGTACGATCCACGCCGCCGACGTAGGGCTTACGAACTTGCTTGCCCTCGGCGTCAGTAGCGAACACGAATTGTTGGTTGTTGTTAACGTCAAGATAGACCGGCAGGCTGCTACCCACAGCCACACCAACTTCTTTGATATTAGCCGTGGGCTTTTTGGCGATAAGTTCCTCAAACTTCTCTTGGAACGCCTTAGCGTACGCGGGCGATCCAACGTCGCCTTTAGTGGCGGCGAACGCTTCGGCGTTGCGCTGTTCGGGGGTCTTGCCTTGGCCCTCTTTGGAAGTCAACTGTTCAAGTTTCGAGAGATACGCATCACGGAACTCTTTAGTGTTTGGCTCTAAACCCAAACCCCCAGCATACGCGAGTGCATTGCGCTGCTCGGGCGTCATGCGCTCCGCAGTGCGCTGCTGCACCAACGCGCCGCTCTCCAAAGCCTTGCGAGCCGTATCAGCCAGCATCATCGCGCCTTGAGTGTCGCCAGCTTGGGTGAGCGATCTCACACCCGCTTGGATGGACGCCGGGTCGTTAAAGTCAATCCGTCTGGCCAGAGCGTTACGGGCGCTGATCATCTGCAACTGCGGATCAGTACCGCCCAACGCACCCGCCAGTTGGTACGCGCCGCGGCCGATGTTGAACTCAGCACGTTGCATGGGGGTAAGCTGCGCGAGAGCCAGCGCACGCTCGTCAGCCGCAGCAGCTTGGCGCTGCTGGTACATCTCTGGCGTCACGCCAAACAGGGATTGGACGATGTCAGTTGCCATGCTTTACCCCTCAATAGTCAAAGGCAGTGTTGTATTCGGGAATCGCCGTCGGAACCGTGCCCCGCCCGCCGAAGCCATACACGTTTTCTGCGCCGTACGTTTGCATTGCTTGTTGTGCATTTATATACGGGGACAGCATTCGCGCCGTCGCGGGATTAGACGCAAACGACGACAGCGCGCTGGCAAACGGGTTGTAGGCGCTCGCAGCGGCTTGAGATTGCGCCGCAGCCATGCCACCTTGATACAGAGCATTAGCGCCCGTCGGGTTGGCAATGCGCCCGCCCAGAGCCGACCCCAGCTCCAGCGGCTGCTGGCCAAGCGCCTCAAGACCCTGAGCGCCGCCCAGATAGGCTTGGTACGGAGCCAGAGAGCTAACCAGACCACGGCCATACAGATCGTATAGTTGCGCGCCGGTGCCAAACAGGCCCGTGCCAAACGCCAGTTGGCGTTGCCCAGCTTCTTGGGCTGAAGCGGCTAGAGCAGCGTCTTGCTGCGCGATGGCGTTGTAATACGCCTCCAGCTCGGGGTTAGCCGCGCGAAGACCTTCTCCGCCGCCAGGACGCAGGCCGGTCCCACCAACAGCCAAACCACTTCGGCCAGTTTGGAAGTTTTGATTCTGAATTGCAGCAAGTTGCCGCTCTCGGATTGGCGCCAGCAGGTTTTGCTGCGACAGCATATACTTTTGCGCGACCTGCTCGGGCGTCTCGGCCAGATAGTTTTCGCCCAAATTAAACAGGCGAGGCGCTGCTGCTGACAATGGCGCGTACCGCCCAGGAGCCATCTCGGCTTCAGTCAGCCCCTGACCCGCCAGCCCCAGCAGACGCTCTTGCATACCCGCGACTTCAGGTGCGAGCTGATAACTAGCGCCAGAGACACGCCCTTCGGGGCCGTACTGGAATTGCGATTGGCCAAAGCGCGTCGTGATGCCTACTGGGCGAAAACGCGCTTCTTCAGCGGCAATGCGAGCGGCTTCAATCTGCGCTTGAGCTTGCGCTTGAGCGGCTCGTCGGGCAGAACTGCCACCGAGCAGACCGCCAAGAAGTGAGCCACCGGCGGAAATAGCGGCAGCAGTAACAATAGGCATATCAAACTCCCATCAAAACTTCATCCACCTTGGACGCATCTTGCTCGTCCGTCGCGTGGATACAAAACCAAACACAATCTGTTAGCGCTTTCACACCATGCGTCAGCCCTGCTTTGATCTCAATGCAAGCAGGCGCCTCCACAATCTCAACGTCCTCGCCCTTCATCACGGCGACCTTGCCTTTAGCCAGAATCGACAGGTGGCTAAAGTCGTGCACATGCTTCAAGATGGCGACGCCAGCAGGAAACACTGCCTGCTTGGCGTACAGACCATCGCTGAAGTGGTGGGTTATCACGAAACCCTTTTCCACATAAATACAGTGATATACGGCTGGTAATTCGCATTGGTGCCGGAGGAACCAACAGTGCTATTGGAAACAGAAATCCCTGTTGCCGCACTAGCGGTATTCTTATTGGTTGAAAACCAAGTTGCGTTGTAATTAAATCCACCCGAGGCGAAGTTGTCGCGGCCAATGTCAGGCACACCGCCATGAACGTGGCCCGGATCAGTAACGGTTGCAGTGTGCGTGTGACTAACTGTGATCGCATCCGCGCTACCGCCGGTTTCTTCAGCCGTATCGAACAGCGCATTGCTGGAGTCAAAGCCAACAGGTACGCGGCCAGCTCCAAAAGCCGTCCAAGTGCCAAAGCCCAACAACGTACCAGGATTGGTACTGTTTGTCGCGTTGATATAGATTGAGCCTACAGGGTGAAGCGCTTGGAGCGCAGCCTGCACAAATGCGGTGGTTGCCAGCGCCGTGGAGCTGTTTCCAAACGATTGCGTAACGCCGGTCGCGCCGGTAGGCAGAGCAGGCGTGCCCGTGAACGTCGGCGATGCCAGATCAGCCTTCGTAGCGACAGCGATAGCGATGTTGGCGAACTCGGTGTTAATCTCCGTGCCCTTGACGATCTTGAGCGGATCGCCAGAGGACAGGTTGTCCTTGGTCGCAAAGTTCGTGCTCTGAACGTAGTTACTCATGATACTTTGCCCTCTTTAGCTTGAATCTCGATCTTCTGGATCGACATGGAAGCGCCGTTGATGTTTGATTCGTAGCCGGTCTGCACAACCTTGCCGCTGCCGCTGGCAGGCGTTTGCAGTTGTTGCAGCGCAACGCCATCCGCGTACTGTGCCACCGGAACGCCGTTCGCGCCATACTCAGCAATGCCGTATTCCGATTCGCCCTGCGTCGGGATCGACATGTTGGCCGACAGGTAGTTGGCCGAGAAGTCAAATCCCCACTTGGCCGTGACGAACTGGTTTGAGCCACCGATCACGATGACCTTCAGGCGCTTCAAGATTGAAGTGACGTTCTGGTTGCCAAGGTCAGCGTGGTTCGTGAAGTATTGCATCCGGTATGCAGACTGGTAGTCTTGATAACCAGAGTACTTGCCAACGTAGCCGGTCTTGCCGATTAGCAGATCTCCGTTCTTGCGGGAGAACAGCGCGGTCGGCTCAATTGAATCCCAGGTCGTGACGCGAAAAGATCCATCTTGCAACTGCACGCGGGTGTCAAAGCAGTAAACCTGCTTGACCGATGGCAGCGTCAGCAAGTAGAAGGCTTCCTTCTCCGAATAGACCGACTTGACGTTTGCCAGCGTCTCGCCGCTGATGATGTGCATCAGGTCGCTTCGCACGTTTTTGGACAAGTCACCCAGCGGGGCTGACTTCTCCACAATCGTCCTGGCGAAAGAGCGCACGCCAGAGTTGGACAGGAACAGGACATCCTTGCCCGTGTTCTGAATCGAATCGCGGGCGATACAGCCAATGCCGCCAACCGTGTCATTCAGCGTGATGGACGCAGGCGCAGTAGCGTTGGAGTACACCAGAATCTGGCGCGATCCAAAGATGATCAGAAAGTTGTTGTGCGCCGCAAGGCCAGCAATGTTGTCAGCGCCGCTGGGCCAGACACGGTTGATGTCCAGCGTGCCCGAGGTGCCGCCAGTCCAAACGTGACCTGCCAGAATATCCGAGAACGACACCGTCGTGTTGTCCGACGCAGTGTCAGCCACCCACAGACGGCCGTAGGCCGAGATGACGATGTTGCCCGAAGGCACCGTGCCAGCGTAGCCAGTCTTCTCGCTAACGCGCCGGTACGTCGTGGTGCTCACAGCCGGATCAAAGATCAGGGGGCTGTGGCCTTCTTGGAAGAAGTAGGTGATGCCGTTGAGCGAAGCGCATGACCAGTTGCTGGCCGTGATCGTCGGGGCAGTACCCCCGCCCCCGTAAGTCAATTCGGAGACAGCGTTGGTGCTATCTAGCTTGAACAGCTTGTTATTTCCGGCAAACAGAACGGTCATCGTACCGTCGGTCTGCACCAACTCATGGATCACGCCGATGGGGTTAGCCCCCAGGTCGCCCGAGCTTGAGTTAACGCGAGTCCACCCTTTGCGCGAACCGATGCGGCCATACTGATCGATGATGCAGTTGTTGGCGACAAGGGCAAAGCCAGCATTCAAATCAAGAGGCGAGTCTTGAGTATTCAGGCCGAAGAAACCCGGCGCTGAAATGCTGTAGGTGGAGATTGGCTCGCTCATACCGCTTCAAAAGTTCCGTTGTCCGGGAAGCGAGTGGCTTCCAAAGCGATGTAGTCAGACAGCATCAGACGGTACAGTTGATAGGCTTCCGAGGAACTCATCCCCCCGTCTTCGCCGCGCTCGGCCAATGCACGAGCGTAGGCGTTTTGCACCACCAGCACATCCGGCACCAACACTTGAGTACTGTCAGAAGTCAAAGGTGCTTGCGGGATGGTCAGCGTGAACTTCAGGTTGTAGACGTTATCCGGGCGCGG